CTATGATAAATGCTGTTGCAGCGGTTAATAGTGCAGGGATCATAAGCACACCAAACCATCCCAAGTAGAGACGGTTGTTGGTGCTAGTAACCCAGTCACAGAAACGCTGCCAGTTGTCAAATGGTTTTGTTAGTGTGGCTGTAGTCATTTATAAAAGGTTTAAAAAATACCTGGAATGATTTGTCCAGTAGTGATGTATGCGCCGAGGGCTGCGACAAAGCCAAGCATGGCTAGTTGTCCATTAGTTCTCTCAGCTTGCTCCATTAAGAAGCCTTGTTCGTTCTCGTTCATAAGTCTTGGTGGTGTTTCTTTAGCGAAAATGTTTTGTCTACCGTATTCGGTTATAACTGTCATTGAATTAAAAGATAGGTGAATGGCGATGATGAACTGTCAGGTCGCCATGTCTACCTAGAAATTAATGTTTGATCTCTCTAACTTTTCAAGTATTGATTGCCTGTATGCAGGGTCATCAGCATAGCGATCATCCTCCATAGCTTTAATCATTTCAGCCTGACTCTGGAAAGAATCACCTGCTGACTTAGGTGCTTTACCTGTAATCATCTGACCGTCTCTACCAGATTGATCTGAATACTTAAGAGCTAATGCTTGTACTGCAAAGTAGGCAGCTAGGGGGTTACCTAACTCCATCACTGCGTCGTACATGTTTATCTCTTGCTCAGGTACATTCTGATTAGCCCAAGACATCATATTGTTGTAGTTTTCTTGACCTCCAACTAGACCATGTATCTGCTGTACGTCCTGATCTGTGAACTCTCTATTGGGTAGACCTTTATTACGTGCTTCCATTGCAAGTTTTGCAACGTCAACAGGGTCCATCTTTTGAAGCTTCTCAAAAGTATCCTTTGAGAGTCTGTTGTTCCTACCTTCTTCCCATACTTGATCTAGAATGTTATCTGAAACTTCTTGAGGTTCCTTATCAGGTTCAATTTCTTCTTTTGGTTTCTCTGAAACCTCATCAGATTTTTCGCCTAATTTTTTTTGGAGTTCAATGTGTGCTTTCTCTAGCTCCTCAGCATTCTTATACTTACCAGCTAATAGCTGCTCACCCTCTGACTCCATTTCCTCTCCTACTTTCAGAGAGTCTTGTTCTTCTTCATTAAGAACCTCAGTATTTTGAGGCTCTTCCATTGTTAGTGTTTGTTCGTCGCTCATCCTTCTTGTGGTGGTTGTTCTTGTACTTGTTCAACAATTCCAGGGTTCTTAGTAGGGTCCATCATTGGAGTCTTCATTGCTTGTACTCCTAACTCTGCCTGTTGTTGCTGCATAGCCATCTGTTGTGCTTGCTGATCCTGTTGTTGTATCTCTTGCATCGACCTTACTAAGTTCAATACATCAATACCTTGTGATGCTGCTAAGCGTTTGATTACTTCCTCTGGATTAATAAACTTCTGTACTGCCTCTGGTCCCATTGTCTGAGAGATAACTGTTAGGAATTGACCTAAGCTTTCTCTATCCTGACCTCTACCTAGTGCATTAATTCCAGCAACGATAGTAGGTTTAACAATATCCTTTGGTAGACGTGGTATCTTTCCTTCCTTTTGGAATTGATTAAGTATTCTATTTAGGTATGGCAGTAGAAATTCTGTCGTGAGTAAGCTGAAAAGCCCTCCCAGCTGTTGCTCTAACTCCATCTGTGTGAGGCGTACCTCTTCCGCTGTTGTACGTTCGCTTTGTCTGACTTGCATGACTAAGAACGCTTCATTAAGTCTGCGTTCTAATTGCTGCATCATTTCAAATGCTGTTCTGAAGTCAGCAGTCTTTCCTACCTGTACGACTCCTATGTCATCAGGTCTCCCTTGCACGATTGCACCGTTCCCAGCGTTGGCTAGGGTTTGAGGTTTAGTCGTAGAGCTAGGAGATACTGTAAAGACGACCTTTGCAGCGGCTGCACTACCTTCCACTAGGGCTTGAGATAGTGACTCTAATGATTTTAAGTCACCCATAAACTGACCGACTCTTCCCCGTCCGTAATCCTCTCCATCCACTGAGTTAAATCTCAGTGCTATCCAAGGTGTTATATCAACAGGTGATTTCCCGTAGGATTTTTCTAATACTTTTCCATGTACTTCCTGATGCCAGACGTATCTGTTGTTGTCTCGCTTGACGTGGGTGTAGATGTCGCACTCCTCAACTGAATCATCAGATCCATCAACTACTGTGTCATACTCATTAAGTACCTCAGCTGGTAGTTGATCTTCTATTAATTTTTTAGCAATAGTTTCTTTCGTGATTATTTCGATCACATTGCTGTTACCATCTCGTTCTACAACGTAGCGGTTAAGCGGATATAACTTCAGACCATCCTTACCCATAAAGATAAGTGCATTACCTGCTACAACTAAATGTAGAAGAGCTTCATGCACTACGACACGATCATTAGAAGATGCAATAGCCTCCAAGATAGTGCGTTCAATCTTTGCAAAAGATAAGTCTAGTTCTGATTTAATCTGGGGTCCAAATTCCTCACCAAGTTGACTTTCATCTACCTGTAGCTTGAAGAAGCTGGTCTGTACAGGGATCATAGACTGCATTAATTTTGCAGCTAATGTCACTGAACACTTTGCACCAACTGACTGCCAAGGTGTAGGGAGATGTCTCATTCCCTTGGTATATTGATCCTTTAAGATTAAATATGGAAGAGTTAATTCTGACGCTTGTTCTGCCTCGTCTAGAAACTGGGTACGTTCGCTTGATAAATAATCATACCTAGTTTTTGCTGTCATTGTTATACGTTTATACTACCTGTGGATGATAATTTGTTTTGGTTATACCTAAAGGCATTTGAAGAGTTAGCCATGTTAGAGAAATAATTATTACTACCTGCACTTGCTACACCACCTACACCATAACCTTGACCACTACCTGCTCCACCACCAAACAATCCCAAGCCACTCATAGCGGTTAGAAATTTAGTGAACTGATCAAAACTATTATCTGTAGTTGTAGTGTTGGCTGTAGAGCCAGATGTTAAAGCTGACTTAAGTTCATCTAAACTGTTGTAGCTACTTAAGAAATTTGTACCACCGCTATTATTAGCTGCATCTGCAGCCCCTGAAGGTATAAAAGCTGATGATATAGAACTAGATGTTGGTAGTGATGTTGAATTTAAGTTTAAATCTTTATAGTTATCATATACATCTTGATTACCACCATAATTAAAGTTGTTTGTATCTGCTAAACCAAATGCAGTACCAGCGTTATAATTTCTACCTTGGAAATCACCAGCTGCAGTGTAATTAGTACCTGTAGGATCAGTGAAATCTGTAGTACCACGTAGGTCACTAAGCTTTAAGAAAGCTTTATCAGAATCAAACTGATGACGTTGTAATGTCTGAGTATCCATATACCCACGTGATTCCCAACCAGAGGTAGCCCCTTCAGCTTTCAACTGGTCTGCTAGGTAGCCTTGCCAACCACGAGCATGTGCATTTGCATCTGTTCTTATTTGATTTTGTGTAGGATCACTACCTGTTAAAGCATCAACCCAGTAATTAGAGTTCTGACCTGAACCCATACCACCTTCGTAATTAGCTTCTTTACCAGTTAATAAAGGATTGTTCCAATTAATGAAGTCTTTTACTTTAGCTCTAAATGATGCCATATCAAATCACCTATACATTAATTGTTGACGTTGATGCACTGCTACCACCACTAGTGCTATTCATATTCTTGAAAGCATCTAATAGACCAGTCATCTTATCTGTTGATGATGCTTGTTGCACACCACCTGGATTAAAACCACCGTAACCACCGTAGCCATAACCACCTCCACCTCCACCAAATAGACCAGAGATACCACTAAGAGCACCAATGAATTTAGTGAATTGATCGAAGTCAGATGTTTTATTAGTAGCAGTCTGATTACCTATACCTAGAGCAGCTTTTAATGCAGCTAAGTCTGAGTAGGAATCCCACCAGTTTGATGATGTTCCTGTTTTTGTTACTGTACCATCTTTGTTTACTACAGCATCATCTCCGTTGAAAGTAATTTTCCCGTTTGGATCAATTTTTACGATTGAGCCATCACCTGTTTTTACATTAGTACCACCACCAGATTTATTATCGTCACCAGTAGATACACCTATGACATCACCGTCACCAGTAGTTATAGTATCTCCTGCTTCATAGGTATGACTAGTATTAGCAGCTGCAGTAGAATCAATAGCTCCTGATCCTAAAACAGACTTAGTTAAATCATGGATCTTTTTCCAAGTACCATCACCTGAACCGCCTGAAGTATCAGTAGCAACTTTAGTATCAACACCACCTGTTATACCAGTAAGACCACCTATTGTAGAATTAATAGCATCGGCTGCATTTACGTTATTTGCATTGTGTAATACGTTTGCGAGAGCAACTTCTTCTACTGTTTTGTTTGTTTGACCCTGATGACCACCAGATACTGCTTCAGCTACAGCTGTAGTTAAGTCATCAGCTGGTGTCCAACCTGCAGCCTTACCTCCAGCATATGTATGGAAAGGTGAGACATATGCACTAGAAAGTCTATCTAATTCCTGTTCGGTAACATTAGGATTAGCGGCTACTGCAGATGCACGGTCTTTGTATTCCTTACCACCAAGTATAGTATTGACTAGATCTTGGTAGGAACTTTCACCTTTACTACTGACGTCTCCCATCCAGTGAGTTCGTCCACCTGAATCAGCGTTACGTCCAAGAAGAGTTTGGTAAATCTTATCTATGTTATGAGACTGTTGAGCGTCACCAGTACCGAATTGGGTAGGATCATGTATCCCATATTTTTCAAAGTTAAAAGCCATCTATCCTTCCTCGCTGATACGAGTCTTTATCCACTCGACTACTGATCGTTGACCAGATCTATACATAATTGTTTCCATCTTTTCATTAGGGTTAGGGTTTGTTGGTGGATATATTTCCTCAAGTTCAGCGAGGATTGACTCTAAGTTTGGTCCGAGGATTGCCTCAAGAGTATTGGGGGAGATTGACATTACTATGTTCAAAGAACGCTGGCATTCTTGCTGACTTAGTTTCCGAAAGCTCTGGAGCCTTGCCGTTATACATAAGATTATCGCTAGAATCCAGCCAAAATTTTTTGCTTAAATACTTATCGCCATAGGTATTCTTACCTAATGGCTCCATGATCCAGTTAATTGTGGCTTTCCTAAGTTTATCCAGAGATTGACTAGGAGTAAGACCCATATCAGCACATACGAG